TTGAAAAGGGTGTGAATAAAGGTATGATTGAAACGCTGCACTGGTTCGGCTTTACTGAGATAAAGAAAACATGGCCTTTAAGGAACACCGAAAAAGATCCAAGGTATGTTCTGTGTCCCTTTCGTTTTCACTTTCAAAAACGACCAGCGTTTGTTTGTGATATTGCTGCAGAGTTGGCTATGCTTTTACCTGCCGCTTATATGCCGGTTTTTAAGTTTGTTGGTGACGGCGAACTTTATTCAAAAATCAAAGGGAGAGCGAAAGAGCTAAAAGTTAGTCACTGGATAGAATTCGAGCGGGGTGTTGACTATAAACAAATGGAAAAATTTTATAAGAGGGCAAGCGCGATTGTTTGTCCTTCGATTGACGAAGGCATACCTCTTACATATTTTGAGGCAATGCAATGGTCAGTTCCAATGGCTGTTAGCAATGTCGGTGCGGTAAACGAACTTGTTCCTTCAAATTATATGATTGATTTTGAAATGGAAGATGAAGCAAAAGAATATGCCAAACTTTTGTTTTTACATTTAACAGGTCAAAGCAGAGCAGAGATTCATGCTGCTAGAAAACTGGTTAATGAAAAGTTTTCTAAGAGCGTTTGGGATGAAAAGGTAGAAAGATTAATCGGATGAATTCATGGGCCGAGTTGATCACCTCGAAACCAAGTTACTTTAACTTTCGGAAAATTTAAAAAATGAAAGAAAAACAATGGGGCTATAAGTTCTCCTATTCCTCGACTGGGAAGTTTGTATATTTTCACATTCCAAAATGTGGAACCAGTTCGTTCTTAGACATTCTAGAAAAAGGAGATTTCAAATTAGAGGAAAACGAGATGTATCTATCCGTAAAAGACCGAAGGCGTGTAGAGTTTGTAAAGTATAATAAAGACACCTTTGATTCTTACTTTAAGTTTTCTTTTATTCGCAATCCCTACCAACGGTTGGTTTCTTTCTGGGATGATAAGATTAAGTTTGATCGAAAGCCTAAAGGTGCAGGTCGTAATTATTATTATAAAAAATTTGGAGATTTGTTAGGGTACAGCTTTTCTGAGTTTATAAGTTATTTAAGCGATCATCCTGACAATATTCTTCGCGATCTTCACTGGAAGCCATATAACGAAATGTTACCGATTTCTAAATTAGATTTTATTGGTAGGTTAGAAACTGCTGAAAAGGACTTTACTTTAATTTCAAAAAGGTTGGGTCTTGAAGGTCATAAGTTTCCAAATCTCAATGCGGGGAATTACGAAAAAGAAAGCTGGAAGGATCATTATGATGGTGAATCATTTCAGATTGTTTCAACGCTATATTCTGAGGATATTAAATTATACTTAAATACATGAGTGATAGTAATCTTCCACGTATAGCATTTATAAGTCAGTATCAGCCCGGGTTTGGGGAGAAACTTAAAAGTCCGTATAAAGCAGAAACGCATTCTACCCAATGGAATGATCCGTCTTTCTTTTCAGAACACGGAGGAAATCGTGGAAATTTAGTATGGATGGAAAGTATATATAAAATTTTTAAATATGATCGGAATAAATCGCGCCATATTTCGCGAGAAGAGTTCGTAGAAGATTACAAAAGCATAGATGAAAATTTTGACTTCGTGGTTATCAATATGGCGTGTTGGATAACGAATAATCCGGCCGAAGTTGATCTTCTTCCGCCAAACTATTTTGCAAAAGTAAAATTAAAAAAATGTAAATTAGTTTGTTTGGGAAACGGATGTGAAAAACATGCTTATATTAAATCAAATCCTAATATATCCAAAAACGATTTTAGTGTAAGGACAATTGAATTATTGCAATGGATGGTAGATAATGCGGATATTTTTTCCGTAAGAGGCGATGAAACAAAGAAAACTTTAAAAGAAATTTTCAACATTGACGCGATTTCTCTGGGCTGCCCGGCCCTATATTCATTTCCAAATTCGATAAATGGTATATCTTTACCTCCTGTAAAAGATTCTATTTTAGCTACAACTGGCTATTTCCAGCCCAGCATCGGCCGCTGCAGGGCATCTTATCAAAAAGCTTTTCATGCATTCAAATCTGTAAACTATTTTTGTCAGGACTATTACAGGTTTGATACTCCTTCAAATATCGAATTTCCATCTCACGCAAAACATTCCGACCTTGTTGATATTAAGATAAACGAAGCGGATGGTTCGGTGTTAAATTACCCGTTTAAAACAGATGGAATAGACAAAATGTATGCTCCTAATGATATTGACACTTGGAGAGGAGTATTATCCATGCATGATTATTATATTGGTACACGACTACACGGCGCTATTCTCTCTTTACAAGCTGGAGTTTTTCCCGCTATTTTTTGTAATGACGAACGACCGCTTGAAGTTGCCAGATTTGTTGGCATGCCGTATTTGAACACCGATATTGATTCTTCTTTTGATGTAAAAAATACATTCACTAAAGATTCTTTGAACGATTTTAAAAATAAATATAGAATGAGATACAATCAGTTTTATGAAGCATTAACGGGTATAGGATTGGTTTTATAAAAAACTATATTTAATATAAGGTTAAGATCACAATTTGTATAAATACATTATTCACCACTAACATGCAAGAGCCCCAAAAATCCCTATTTCAAGCCTTTTTGGATGGAGGCTGGCTGGTTCCACTTATTGGTGCGTCGGGGATGATCGCAAGGATTCTTTCTACAAAGGAAAACATTACGTTTGAGCTTCTTTGCAAAAGGATTCCTGCTGCTGCTATATCAAGTGGCATCGCGTGGTACATCTTAGAGCAAACCGATATTTCAAGTTTGTACAAAGCGGTGATTTACGGTATTGTTGGTGTTATATCGCCAGAGGTTATTGAAGGTATTGTTACTGTAGCCAAAAGGGTTTCAAAAAATCCTACTCGATTCATACCGTTCCTTAATAATCGTAATGGTCAGGATAAATGAAAGCCTTTTCCAAAATTCTTTTGCTACTGATTATTACTATATTTGCGTATAAAGCTTTACTTGGTATTTGCTTTTGGTATAGAGAAAAGACCGAGAATCTTGGACTACCAAGCAATGTGCTTGATTCCGCCTCTGATGATATTTTAATGGGTGGCGTTATTCTTATAACCGTTCTGCTGTCTGCACAAATAGGCAAAAGAAGGTGTAAGTAATAAATATAAAACTATATAAATAGTTGTATGGCTAAACCAACAACTAGAAGCGAATTAGCTGACTACTGTTTAAGAGCACTTGGTGCACCGGTGGTTGAGATTAATATTGACGAAGATCAGATCGAAGATCGCATTGATGAGGCGATTCAATTTTGGCAAGAATACCATTCTGATGCCGCAGTTAGAACTCTAATCAAGCATGAAGTAACCGCAGCGGAACTTGCAAGTAATGAGATTGAAGTTCCTGATGCAGTTCTTTCGATTGTGCGGGTTCTTGAATTTCAAGACTTTTCTAGCGCTTCATTATTTAATGCGAAATACCAAATGTATCTCAACGACTTCTTTGGGATGCGGAACCCTGGTGGTTTGCTAAACTACGAGCTTACGTCTCAATATATGAGCTTGGTTGAAGACATTCTTAATGGTCATGGTCAGGCAATGTCATTTAACCGTCATAAGAATACGGTTAAGTTTCATGCTGATATTGCAGACCATGTAGCAGCAGGGGAGTTTATTATTTTTGAAACCTTTCAAACGGTAAATCCTTCTAGCTATCCAGATGTTTTTGACGACATGGGTTTAAAGGAACTTCTTACGCTTCTTATCAAAAAGCAGTGGGGACAAAACCTTAGTAAGTTTGAAGGAATGCAGTTGCCAGGTGGTGTCACAATCAACGGTTCAGCGATATATGAACAAGCAACTGCTGATATTAAAGAGCTTAAAGAAACGTGGCAGCTCAAATATGAAGAACCTCTTGACATCTTTATTGGATAATGGCAACCAACCAATATTTTCAAAATGGAACTCGTCAAGAGCAAGATCTTTACGAGTCGTTAATAATTGAAGCCATTCAAATATATGGTACAGATGCATATTATATTCCTCGTAAAATTGTTAAGAAGGATTTGATCCTTAACGAAGATCTTATAAGCGTATTTGAAAAAGCTTATAAGATCGAAATGTATGTTGAGAGTGTTGACGGATTTGAAGGTGACGGTCAGCTGTTATCTAAGTTTGGTCTAGAAATTCGTGACAGTGTAAACTTAGTAATAGCCAATCTTCGCTGGAATCAACTTATAGGTCAGTATGGATATTCAGAAAATAGCGCTCGACCGCTAGAGGGCGACCTTATCTATTTCCCCTTGACAAAAGGCTTGTTTGAAATTAAATTTGTTGAAGTTAACAAACCATTTCGTCAGCTTCAAGATATTCCAATCTTTCGACTTTCCTGTGAGTTGTTTGAATACGAAAGTCAAGAAATTGATACCGGTATTGCAGAGATTGATGTGATTCAAGCAGACAACGGTAATCACATGGTTGTTGAATATACCAATAATGATTCGCCAGTTCAAGAGTTGGAAGCTAATGAAACCTTAAACTTTACTCTTCCAAGTGGGGTGACAGGTTCGTGCGAGTTCTTTAAGTATGAAACGACTACCGACTCTCCCGCGCTGGAAAGAATACACATTGGTCTGCCAACGTTTAACGACGGAAAGTATCACGCCATCACAGTTGATACAATCATGGTTGGTGCTACGAGTGGAGCATCTGTTACAGTTAGCAGGTTTAATACAATAGATGATGGTACCGCTGATGACGACGAGCTTTTTCCAAGTGATCCAGCCGCGCAAAACTCAGCGTTTAGCCAAACTGTTAATGCCAATGATTTTCTTGACTTCACTGAAGAGAATCCATTCGGGGAACCTTTTAACTTCTAAGCATGCTCGGTCAATCATACTTTTATAATGAAACCCTGAAAAAGATTGTGGCGGTCTTTGGTACTCTTTTTAATGACATTGAGGTAGCCAATATTTCTGCAGGGAAAATGGTTGGCGTGAAACGGGTTTCTCTTGCTTATGCGCCAAAGGAAAAGTTTCTTGCAAGAATTGAAGCTGATGTTGAAAATGATATTGCTCTAAAGCTTCCTCGTATGAGCTTTGAAATGGTCGACATTTCTTATGATGAGACGACTAAACTTAATCGTTTAAATTACACCGTTCAAACAAATTCCGATGGTGACAAAGTTAAGGTATGGCAATGCGCTCCTTATCAACTTTCGTTTGAGTTAAACATTATGTCAAGAGGGCAGGACGAAGCATTGCAGATTTTAGAACAAATACTTCCTCACTTTAATCCTAACTATACAATTACTGTCAAAGGTCTTGAAGGACCTGAGAGTAAAACGGATATACCCATCGCTCTTGAAGGGGTAACATTTGAAGATGGGTACGAAGGCGACTTTGAATCTTCCCGCCGACTGATTGTGTATACACTTTCATTTAATCTCATAACGAAATTTTCCTTTTACCCTTCAACGGTTGGTCTTATCGAAACCGTAGATACTTTCTTTTACGACTTTGATACAAACGGTGTATATGTAGATGCAGGCGTAAGAGTCACTGAGAACAGTACAGTGATTGGAACTAAACCAGATTCATAACATGCTTGGCCATTCATATTTTTATAACGGCACGATTAAGAAAATGGTGTCGGTCTTTGGTACTCTCTTTAATGACATTGAGATAGCGCAGGTTACAGCTGGTAAGATGGTTGGCGTTAAACGCGTCCCTCTTTCTTATGCGCCAAAGGAAAAGTTTCTTGCAAGAATTAAGGCTGGAATAGAAAATAGCGTGGCATTGGAGTTACCTCGTATGAGCTTTGAAATAACTGGTTTGGTCTATGATCAGGCTACCAAATTAAATCGAATGAATAGCACAATTCAGACCGATAGTGAAGGGAATCGAGTTAAGGTACGGCAATCCGCTCCTTATACGCTTGACTTTTCATTGAATATAATGTCAAGAGGACAAGATGAAGCGTTGCAAATTTTAGAACAAATATTTGTTAATTTTAATCCGCTTTATACCTTAAGCGTTAAAGGTCTTGAAGGACCCGAGAGCGTTACTGATGTTCCAATCGTTTTAACGGGTGTCAGTAGCGAAGATGGATACGAAGGTGATTTTGAATCTTCTCGACGATTAATAGTATACACACTAACCTTTAGTACACGAACAAAATTTATAAGTAATCCAGGTACTTCCAGCATTATCAAGTCAGTTGATACTTCCTTTTATGACTTAGACAGTAGAGGCAAGTATACCGACGCGGGAGTGCGGGTAAGAACTGGATCACAATCTGATACAAAAGATTCGCATACTGTTGTTATAGAAATTGGTGAACCTCCTGACCCAGAAAACGTATGGGATGATTCCCCATAAACTGGGGTATAAATAACTTTATGAGTAAAAAGGACGACATGGTCGCCGCGTTACAGAAAAATCTGGACGAGGTAAAAAAGACTTCTAAGGAACTTGCAGTAGTTGATTCCTTGATTGGGCCGAGTGATGCTCAACTTGTAGATGAAACCGAAGAGGATTATCGTTATGCGAGAGAGCGGATCAAGAAACTTATCGAAACGTCAGAGATTGCAATTGATTCCATGTCGTGTCTTGCCGCTGATGCCGAACATCCTCGAGCGTTTGAGGTTCTTGGAACACTTATAAAGCAAGCTGCTGAAATGAATCAACAACTCTTGGATCTTCAGAAACAAAGGAAGACGCTTGTTAAGTCTGATGACCCTCGTGGGAACGAAGGTATGTCCACGACTAATAATGCCATCTTTGTTGGAACTACATCTGAGCTCCAGAAGTTTCTTAAAGGATCGGATAGCGAGACTATTGATATTTAATCCTTTCTGGAATTAATTATACCAAAATCACAAAGGCTTGTAAAGGAAAAAAGAAAAATTAATGTCCGGCCCTCTGTCATATAATGGTAATCCTCGCATAAAAGCGGATGGTGTTCAAGAACAATTCACAAAGCATGAGATTAACGAATACATTCGGTGCAGCAAGGATGTTGCTTATTTTTGTGAGAACTATGTAAAAGTTATTAGTTTAGACGCTGGTCTGGTTCCATTTAAGCTTCGTGGTTACCAGGAGAAGATGGTTTCTCACTTTAACGATAATCGCTTTTCGGTT